ACTAGAGATTATTATATGTGGCTAAACTTTCTTCCTATATATGATAAGGAAGAAAAGGCATACGGGTTTGCTAAAGTTAGAGATGCCCAATACCATATGGCATTATATGAAATACTAGCGGAATTAAGTAATAAGCATGCTGCCATATTTAAGAAACGTCAGATAGCATCTTCTTATTTTCATATGGGTAAGCTCATAAATACATATTGGTTTGAGGAAGGATCTGTATGTAAAATTGGTGCAAGTCTTAAGGATTATATAAATGATAAAGGATCTTGGAAGTTCTTAGAGGAATACAAAGATTTTCTTAATGAGCATACGGCTTGGTATAGACCAAGTAACCCGGAAAAGGTTTTACTTTGGCAACAACAAATTGAAGTTAGAGTAGGTAATAGAAAAACAAGTAAAGGTTTAAAATCTAAAATACAAGGTGCATCATTTGAAAAGAACGCAACAACTGGAGTAGGGGGGCCAACAACTTACTTCTTTCATGAGGAGGCGGGTATTGCTCCAAAAATGGGAGATACATATGAGTACCTGCGTCCTGCAATGTCTTCTGGTATGATAACTACAGGTCAGTTTATTGCTGCTGGATCTGTAGGTGATTTAGATCAATGTAATCCACTTAAAGATATGATCCTTAATCCTACAAATAATGATATATATGCGGTTGAAACAAACCTTTTAGACAAGGATGGTGCTATAGGTTTATCCGGACTATTTATTCCCGAACAATGGTCAATGCCACCATACATAGATCAGTTTGGTAATTCTAAAGTAAAAGAAGCTTTAGAAGCTATAATGATAGAAAGAGAAGATTGGAAAAATAAACTAAATCCTGAACAATACCAATTAAGAATATCTCAGAAACCAACTAATATTGCAGAAGGATTTGCTTATAGAAAAGAATCAATATTTCCTCAAGGTATTATATCTAAGCAACTTAAAAAAATTGAAGATAAAGATTATTTCTATGAGCATATAGAACTTAGTAGAGATCAAAGTGGAATTGTTGCAAAAAGATCTACAAAAATACCTATATCAACATTTCCGGTAGATAAAAAGATGTCAGACAAAACGGGTGTTCCGGTAGTATATGAAAGACCAATAAAAAATCCTCCTTTTGGTGCATATTATGCTTCTATTGACCCTGTATCAGAAGGTAAAACTACAACATCTGATTCTTTGTGTTCTATATTTGTAATGAAAAATGCAATTGAAGTTACAAGAGAAACTCCGGATGGACCTGAAACATTTACAGAAAGAGATAAGATTGTATGTGCTTGGTCTGGAAGATATGATGATATAAACAAAACGCATGAGCAACTTCTTTTAATAATCGAATGGTATAATGCATGGACGGTGGTTGAAAATAATATTAGTCACTTTATAAATTACATGGTTTCTAAAAAGAAACAGAAATACCTAGTTCCCAAAAGTCAAATGGTTTTTTTAAAAGACTTAGGATCTAATAAGAGTGTATATCAGGAATATGGTTGGAAAAATACAGGTACATTATTTAAATCACATCTTATATCTTATGCTATTGAATATTTAAGAGAGGAAATAAATAATGAAACTGATGATGATGGTAATATAATAAGTTCAACTTTAGGGATTGAAAGAATACCTGATCCCATGCTTTTAACGGAAATGAAGCAATATCAGCCTGGATTAAATGTCGATAGGCTTGTAGCTTTTTCAGCATTAGTTGCATTTGCTAAAGTGCAAGAGGCAAACAGAGGATACTTAAAGGTAAAAGAAGAATCTTCTTCTTTGGATAAGTCAAAAAAAATGTATAAATTAAAGTACAGTCCCTTTAGAAATATGGGGAGTAAAAAATCTATGTCTGGTAGAAAACGAAGATCTGGATTTAAAAATTTAAAATAACATGAAGGTATTTAATGCACTACAACTAAAAAATGGAGCTAAAGGAGAGGGCTATCCAACTTCATCTAGTCTTACTCAACCCATACAATTTCTACCTGCGAAAAAGAAAAATGATGACTGGTATGCTTGGAATATTGATTGGCTTGAGTTACAAGGTATTGAATTCTTAAGGCATAATGCTAGAAAATTACTAAAGAATTATAAACTGGCAAAAGGCATTATTGATAAAACAGACTACATTATTGAAGAAGATAATGATTATAAGGATCTAATGGATGTATTAACTAAAGAAGATAATTCGGCATTAGAACTAAAGTTTTACCCAATAATCCCTAATGTAGTTAATGTACTAACAGGAGAGTTTTCAAAAAGATATTCTAAAGTTCAATATAGAGCAGTGGACAACACATCTTATAATGAGATGCTTGAGCAGAAAAGGGCTATGGTTGAAGAAAATCTTCTTGCTGATGCTGAGGCTAAGTTATTAGCCAAAATGATTGAAATGGGCATGGATCCTCAATCAGAAGAAGCGCAGCAACAAATGTCTCCTGAAAATCTTAAAAGTCTTCCTGAGATAGAAGACTTCTTTTCTATGGATTATAGAAGCATGATTGAAGAGTGGGCAACCCACCAGGGAAATGTTGATGAAGAAAGATTCAAAATGCAAGAGCTTGAAGAAAGAGCTTTTCGTGATTCACTTGTTTGTGATAGAGAATTCTGGCATTTTAAAATGATGGAAGATGATTATGATATTGAGGTTTGGAATCCAGTACTTACATTTTATCAGAAGTCTCCAGATGTAAGATATATTTCAGATGCAAACTATGGCGGAAAAATTGATCTTATGACTGTTGCAGATGTTATTGATAAATATGGTTATTTAATGACTGAGAAGCAACTTCATTCACTTCAGGAAATTTATCCCGCAAGATCAGCGTTATATCAGGTAAATGGTATGCAGAATGATGGATCTTACTATGATCCTTCTAGATCTCATGAATGGAATACTCAAATGCCAGGTTTAGCATACAGACAGTATGTGAGTAACTGGTCAGATAATCCAGCTAAAGGCGGAGATATTATAAGTCAAATATTAAATGAAGGTGATGATGTTTCAATATGGGGTGAAGCTGAATTAATGAGAGTTACCACAACATATTGGAAGACACAGCGTAAACTTGGACACCTGACTAGAATTAAAAAAGATGGTGAAATAATTCAAGAAATTATAGATGAAAACTATGAGGTTACTGAAAAACCTATTTATGATACTACAATCTTTAAACAAAAAAGTAAAGAAAATCTATTAGAGGGTGAGCACATAGATTGGATTTGGATTAACGAGGTATGCGGTGGTGTAAAAATTGGACCTAATTTACCAGCATTTTGGAGATCTAATATGGGAGACAATATTAATCCTATATATCTTGGAATAAATAGACCTAAGCCTGGAAGAATACCATTTCAATTTAAAGGTGACAATAATTTATATGGATGCAAATTACCTATGGAAGGTAGGGTATTTTCAGATAGAAATACAAAATCTACATCATTAGTAGATTTAATGAAAGCATATCAAGTTGGCTATAACATGGTAAATAACCAAATAGCTGATATACTTGTAGATGAGCTAGGTACTGTAATTATGTTTGATCAAAATGCACTGCCTAGACATTCAATGGGAGAAGATTGGGGTAAACATAATTATGCAAAAGCATATACGGCAATGAAGGATTTTAGTATGCTTCCTTTAGATACTTCTATTACTAATACGGAAAATGCAACAAACTTTAATCATTATCAAACACTTAATCTAGAGCAGACAAGTAGATTAATGTCTAGAATACAATTAGCTAATTACTTTAAACAACAGGCATTTGATGCTATTGGTGTAAATCCTCAAAGAATGGGTTCACCTATGGGCAATGAAACAGCAACAGGAGTTGTTAATGCAATGAATCAGTCATATGCTCAAACAGAGATATATTTTAATCAGCATTCTGATCAGTTAATGCCAAGAGTTCATCAAATGAGAACTGATTTAGCTCAATTCTATAATAGTACTAATCCTAGTGTTAGACTTAGTTATATTACAACAGAATCTGAAAAGGTGAATTTTGTAATAAATGGTACAGATTTATTACTTAGAGAATTTAATGTATTTGCAACAACTAAAACAAATCATAGACAAATATTAGAACAACTGAAGCAAATGGCTATTCAAAATAATACTACTGGTGCTAGTATTTATGATTTAGGTAACATACTTAAAGCAGAATCAATAGCTGAAGTTTCAGATATACTTAAGGATACTGAAGCAAAGTCACAACAGCAAAAACAGCAAGAAATGCAACAACAGCAGCAAATGCAAGAGCAACAGATTCAAGCTCAACAACAACAAGAACAAATGAGATTGCAGGCTCAGGCTGAAGAAGCAGAAAAGAATAGACAAAAAGATATCACCGTTGCAGAAATAAGATCTGCTGGATACGGGGCTGGTCAAGATATTAATCAAAATGAAGTATCTGATTTTAAAGATGCTATGGATGATATAAAAGAAACTAGCAGATATAGAGAGCAAATGGATATGAAAAGAGAAGAGAATGTGATGAAGCAGGAAGCAGGTAGACAGAAATTGAATTTAGATAGAGATAAACTATCTACACAGAGACAAGTTGCTCAAACTAATTTGGAAATAGCAAGGGAGAATAAAAATAAATATGACGTTGAATCCAAAAAAGAAAAAAAGAAAAATAAATAATAATGCAGATATTACAAGAAATATTAGGTTTAGTACAGAGACGTTTATTTTTAAAGAGAACGGCTATAAAAGAGGATGATGTTATCTACATAGCAAAAGATATAAGTAAAAATAATGTTCCAGATCTTGAGTCAAAAGCAGTTAGAATAAAGGAACTTTCTGAATATATTGGTTCTAGTGGTGGTGGAGGTGGCACAGGACCACAAGGTCCAGCAGGACCTCCAGGAGCAGATGGTGCTCCAGGGGCAACAGGTCCAACAGGCCCTATAGGACCAGCAGGTCCAGTAGGTGCAGCAGGATTAAACTTTACAGGTAATTTTGATCCAGCTGTGGGATATGCTGTAGATGATGTTGTATTTGAAGCAGGTTCAAGTTATGTATGTGTTAGTGCTACTTCAGCACCAGGACCAAATCCAGCACCTCCAAATGCAGATTGGACTTTTTTAGCACTACAAGGTTTAGATGGCCCACAAGGCCCTATTGGACCTATTGGACCAGCAGGAGCTAGTTTATGGACACCTATAGTACCTTTAACATTTGCAGGAGCTGCAGATACAATTGATCTTTCTACAGGTAATACGTTTACTATAGATATTACAGGAAGTACTACAATATCAATGTCTAACCTAGGTGTAGGAGACTATATCTTTATAATTGATAATACAGCAGCAGAGATTGTAACTTTACAAACTGGCACAAATATGTACACTAATAATAGTTTACAACCTGTAATTACAGGAATTACACTAATGAAGGGTACTTCTGATGGCACAAAAATCTTTATTACTTCATTAGAAAATATGAATATACTTTAATATGATTCCAGTTAGAAGAAATATAGACACAGATAATTTGATTTTGTGGTTAGATCCTTCTAGCCCTTTGTCATATATTAAGTCAGAAGCAGCCAATAGTATTGCAGGAAGAGGTAAGAATCTATTTGCAGGTACGGAAGCTTTTACTAAT